TACTGCCGCGCGCTGGGCGAGCTCGGCGAGCCCACGACGCGCGAGCTCGAGACCGACGAGCTCGACCGCGTCTGGTACGAGTGCGAGGCCTGCGCTTGCGAGATCGACGAGCACCACAAGAGCTGGATGCTCGAGCATGGCCGGCACATCCACCAGGCGCCGGGGCCCGGCCAGGTGCTGATGGATGACGATCCGGATCCGCACGCGATCTGGGCGCTGGTGCGCGGCGCGGTGCGGCGGTTCCTGCCGCGCCACACCAAGGCGCTGTCGTGGCACGTCTCGGCGCTTTATTCGCCGCTGGGGTGGTTCAGTTGGGCGAAGGCGGTCAAGCAATACCTCGAGGCGAAGAAGGGCGGCTACGACGAGGAAACGGGCGAATCGCTCGAGCAGGTGTTCTTCAACACCGTGCTCGGCGAGGCCTACGAGATCGCCGGCGAGCAGCCGAAGGTCAACCTGCTCAAGCAGCGCGTCGAGGGCTACGCGATCGGCCAGGTGCCCGCGGGCGGGCTGATGCTCGTGGCGAGCGTGGACGTGCAGGGCGACCGGCTGGAAGTCGAGGTGGACGCCTTCGGCGAGGGCGAGGAGTGCTGGCTGGTCGATTACCAGGTGATCCACGGCGACCCGACGAAGCACGGCGAAGGCTCGGTGTGGGAGGCGCTCGCGGCGTACCGCGACAAGGCATTTCCGCACGCCGGCGGCCAAACGCTGCGAATCTGGGCGATGGCCGTCGATTCCGGCTACCAGACGCACGAAGTGTATGAATTTTGCCGCAAATATGCGCACAAGCACGTCTTTGCGATCAAGGGCGATGACGGCAAAGCGGGCAAACCGGTGCTTTCGCGGCCTAATTGGGTCGACGTCAACCACCGCGGGCAGAAGATCAAGCGCGGCGTGCAGTTGTGGTTCGTCGGCACCGATACCTCGAAGGAGCGGCTTTACCGGCGGCTCGATCTCGAAGTGCCGGGCCCGGGCTACCAGCACTTCCCGCGCGGGCTGCCGGACGAGTATTTCGAGCAGTTGACGTCGGAAAAACTCGTGCGGCGGGTGGTGCGCGGGGTGGAAAAGCGCGAATGGATCAAGACGCGCGAGCGAAATGAAGCCTTCGACCTGAAGATCTACTGCTACGCGGCGGCGGTCTACGCCGGCGTGCAGCGCGTGAACTGGGCGCTCCTGCGGCAGACGATCAACCCCGAGCAACGCGATCTGTTTGCGCACGGGGCGTTGGCGACGCAGACCGGGGCCGCCGGCGCCGGAGCGAAACAAGAAGAGCGCGAGGGCGCGGACGCAGCGCCGGTGCAGACGTCTGGACAGACGGCCGATGCCGGAGCGGATGCCGCGCCGAGCGCGCCGCCGCGGCCGCGGCGCGGTAATTGGGTGACGGGCTTTCGGGGCTGATTTCAGTCAAAGGAGATGTGAATGGCGACCTTTCGCGGATTCAACAATTTCGTCGCCGACCTGTGCAACGGCGGCAACCTGAACCTGAGTTCCGACACGATCAAGCTCGGTCTGACGGCGACCTCGCCGAACGTGGCCGATACGGATCTCGACACGTCGCTATCGCCGGACAAGTTGATCTCGACTTCGAACGCGATTGAGATCGCATCCGGAAACGGTTACTCGGAGGGCGGTGGAACCGTCACCATCACCACGGCGTCGCAATCGGGCGGCACCTACACGCTTGCCGCAAACCAGGTCGTCTTCACCGCCTCCGGCGGCGCCATCACGGCGTTCCGCTACCTATATCTTTACGACAACACGGCTGGGGCTGCGGGCACGCGACCGGTGATCGGCTGGTGGGATTATGGCTCCAGCCTGACGCTGAATGCCGGAGATTCGCTGACCGTCAAGTTCAACAACGCCAATCCCGGCACCATCTTCACGATCACGTCGCCAGCGTAATGAAGGGCTGAGCGTGAACCAGATCAGAGCAGGCCAGATCAAGGAATGCTGCGAACAACCCGAGAATCGCGTGGTGATCGAACAGCGCGACAGCGTGGTGGTCGAGCAGTGCAAGGTGTGCGGCTGCAAGCACCACACGCTATATGCGGATCCCATCGTGATCGGGGTCGCCGGCACCCCGGTGTAAGCAATGGCATTCGGTGCCGGAAACACGATCGGCACGGGCAGTCGTACCGGTTCGGGGACGACCACCACCATCACCACCACGGCGGCCACCGTCGCCGGGGACCTGATCGTCGTCGCCATCGCGAAGGACAACACCAGCACCACGGACGCCGACAATAACGAGATCACGAATTGCACCGACAGCGCGGGCAATCAATATCTCGAAGGCAAGGAATTCACCAATTCATCCGGCTCCGCCGGTGATGGTGCGACGGTCGGCTGCTGGTACTCGAAAACCACGGTTGCTCTAGGCTCCGGCGGCACGATCACGGTCACGCATTCGAGCGTCACCGACGTGGCGCTCTCGGGATGGAAATTCACCACCGGCGGCACGGGTAATGGCATCAACTTGACCTCATCCGCCACGCCGGTGGTGGATGACGCCACGGCGCACGGCACGAGCATCGCGATTTCCGGTTTGACGAGCGCCGAGTACCTGTTCGTCCGCGTAACCGCGGTGGAGGATGAGGCCTTCACCGCGCGCACGGCCACCGCCAGTCATTCGTTGATCTCGCAGGCGATTTCCACCACGGCCGGGGCGAATGCCTCCAACATCATGGTGGACGGCGAATTTATCATCGCCACCGCCACGGGCGACACCAGCAATCCGACATTCACCACCGCCGCTTCAACGCAAGGCGCGACGGTATTTTTCGCGTTCAAGGAAACGATCGCAAATGCGTTGAATGCGGCGCCAGGCAGCTTCGCAATGTCTGGCGCGGATGCCGCCAACAACAGAGCGGCGCAGATCAACGCCGCGTCTGGCGCCTTCGCGATGGCCGGTAATGCGAGCACGCTGACCGTCGACCGGCCGCTGAACGCGGCAGCCGGCGCTTTCGTCTTGACGGGCCCCGATGTCGCGGACAACAAAGCAGTTGTCGTCAATTCCGAGCCCGGGACCTTCGCGCTCACCGCCCCGGGCGTGGCGAACAATGTCGGCTGGTTGTTCGATGCTGGAGCTGGCGTCTGCGAGATTGCGGGCGTCGACGCCAATCTGGTCTACGCCGCTGGCGGCACGGCCTATGACTTGAACGCGGCGCCGGGTACGTTCGCGATCGCCGGCACGGACCTGACGCTGACGTTCGGTTGGACGGCGAACGCGGCGGCCGGCACATTCACCATGGCAGGAGCGGACGCCGCAAACGCGCGGGCGGCCGCCCTCGACGCCGGCGCCGGAACCTTCGCCATCACCGGCGCAGATGCCGCAAACGAGAAGGCGGCAGTTCTCAATGCCGCTGCAGGAACTTTCGCGGTCACCGGCGCCGACACGGTGAACAGCAAGGCGGTGATCGCCAGTGCCGCCGCCGGCGTTTTTGCGATTGCCGGAGCGGATATTGCCGCCGCGGTTGGCAGGTTACTGAACGCAGGGCCCGGGGCTTTTGCAATTCTCGGCGTCGACGCCAACCTCGTCTATGACATTGCCGGGGGCGTTGCCTACGATCTGAACGCCCAGACCGGTGCTTTCGCGATGGCCGGAATGGATCTGGCGCTGCCGGTTGGCAGAGTTCTAGGCGCCGAGCCAGGGGCTTTTGTCGTAGCGGGGATGGATGCAACGCTCGTTTGGCTGATTCCGCTGATCGCTCGCGAGCCGATAGAACCATCGGCGCCTGGGCAAATCATTCCTGTGCCGCATACGCTGATCGAGCCGCAAGCAAATGGTTCGATCGGCGTCCACTGATCGAGGGCCCGCATGTCACTGGTGACGATCGTCGTCGATCCGGACGACAAGCGGACGATCTCGGTCGACTGGACCGACTTCATCGGTGCCGCTTCGATCTCGAGCACCGCCTGGTCGGCGGCGAACGGGGTCACGCTCGGCACGCCGGCCACCTCGGGCAACCTGCGCTCGGTGCCGGTCTCGGGTTTCAAGGAAGGGTGCGATTACCTGGTGAGCTGCCAGGTGACGCTCAACACCGGCGAGATCAAGGACCAGACCGTGCTGCTCAAGTGCCGGACGCTCGGCGAAGACCCGCGATTGGTGAGGTGAGCGATGAGCGCCGAGATCCCGACGATCGAGCCCGTGTCCGCGGTCTGCGGCGATACCTGGAGCTGGAAGAAAACGCTCAGCGACTACCCGGCGCCGACGTGGACGCTGACATATTACCTGCGGTCGCGCGAAGGCGAGCAGAACTTCAACGCCACGGCCTCGGGCACGGACCACCTGGTGAGCGTGACGGCGGCCGCCACCGCCGCGTATAAGGCCGGGCGCTACGGCTGGACGGCGGTCGTCACCTCGGGCGCCGAACGCCACACCGTCGGGCAGGGCGAGCTCGTGGTGCTCGCCGATCCGTCGAAGACCGGCATGGGGCAGGACCCGCGCTCGCACGCACGCAAGGTGCTGGAAGCGCTCGAGGCCGCGATCGAGGGCTCGGCGACCGGCGGGCAAATGGATCTCGTCTCGTACACGATCGGCTCGCGCGCGCGGCAGCGCGACTCGGCGAAGCTCCTGCCCTGGCTCAATCGCTACAAGGTGATCGTCGCCGCCGAGGATGCGAAGAACGGAAGCGTCTCGACCTCGCGGTTGAGCGTGCGCCTGTAATCCACCGGAGAACACCATGCACCTGAAACTGCGCGCGAAGGCGAACGGACGGCTGGAAGTTCTCGATGAGGCGGGCAAGCCGGTACGGGGCATCCAGCGGGTGGAGCTTTTCTGCGATCTCGCGCACCCCGTGCCGCAGGTTCGCATCACGCTGAGCACCGAAGTGGAGATCGATGCGATCGCCGACGCGCGCCAGGCGATCGCGCCGCAGGAGGGCGAAAGCAGCCGCGCGGCTGTCCTGGAGGACTGACCCGTGGGCCGGTTCCTCGCATGGCTTCGCGCCAAGATTGACGCGCGCGACGTTGTGGGCGCCGTTGGCCTCGTCCTGCTCGGCTTTGGCGGCGAGGCGATCCACGCCGGTGCGGGCTTCGCCGCGGCGGGCGCGGTGATGATCGCAATCGCGGTGCTGGTGCGCTGATGGGTTTTCTCGCCAATCTGCGCGCGCCGCGCCCGCGGCGCGCGGGCGCGGCGTTTCCCGCGGCCGACATCGGGCGCCTCACCTCGAGCTTCGGGCAGGAAAGCGGCGCGATCAACCGGTGGCTGCGCTACGAGCTGCGCACGCTGCGTGCGCGCTCGCGGCAGCTCGCGCGGGGCGATGCCTACGGGGCGAAGTTCATCCGCGCCTGCATGGATAACATCGCGGGCCCGAAGCCGTTCCTGATGCAGGCGAAGGCGAAGTTCAGGGACGGCCGCTTCAACACGGCGGCGAACGCGAAGCTCGAGGCCGCGTGGTATGACCACACGCGCCCGGGCGCGTACGAGGTCACGGGCAAGCTCTCGGCGGCGGCCTTTCACCGGCTCAAGATCCGCTGCCTGGCGCGCGATGGCGAGGTGCTGGTGCGCACGTACCGCGGCGGCGAGTTCGGCGGCGCCGGGAAAAAGCAGATCCTCGACATCGACCGGCTGGACGAGCAGCGCAACGAAAACCTGCGCGGCGGCGGCGCGATCAAAATGGGCGTGGAGCTCGACCGCTTCAGCAAGCCGGTGGCCTACCACCTGCTCAAGGAGCACCCTGGCGAGATGGGCGAATGGAACCGCGGCAACGCCCGCGAGCACGAGCGGGTGCCCGCCGACCAGGTCCAGCACCTCTTCATCGCCGACTGGCCCGAGCAGGTGCGCGGCTTTCCATGGATGCACGCGGCGATGCTGCGACTGTGGCACCTCGGTGCGTTCGAGGAGGCCGCGGTCATCAACGCCCGGGTGGGCGCCTCGAAGATCGCGACCCTCGAAACACCCGAGGGCAACGTCCCCGGCACGCTCGTCACCGGCAAGCAAAGCGCCGGCAACCTGCTGCAGGACATCGAGCCGGGGCAATACTGGATGCTTCCCGAGGGCACGCGGCTCGGGGAGTTCATGCCGCAGTTTCCCGACCGGAGCGTGGGCCCGTTCATCCAGGCGTGCCTGCGCGGGGCGAGCGCCGCGGTGGGCATGGCGTACCACTCGTTCGCGAACGATCCGGGCGAGGTGAATTATTCGACCGCGCGCGTGGCGCTCCTGGATGAGCGCGACATGTGGATGTCGATCCAACATTGGTACATCGAGCACGACTGCGAACCCGAGGGCATCGACTGGCTGCGCGGCGCGATTCTGGACGGGGTCTTGCCGCAAGCCTATGAGAGCCTGCGCGGCGCGCTCATCTACCAGCCGAAACGCTGGCAGTGGATCGATCCGGAGAAGGAAGTCAACGCCAAAGTGGCGGCGCTGGAGGCGAAGATCACCAGCCGCACGCGCATCGCCATCGAGGCCGGTGAAGACATCGAGGACATTTTCGACGAACTGGCGGCCGAAGAGCAGCTCGCGAAGGACAAGGGCCTTTCGCTTGCGGCCGCCCAAGGGAAGCCCGCCAATGGACAAACACCCGCTGGAACGCCAGACCCTGGATCAGGAGACGCTGTTTCGGGAGCTGAAGAGTAAGCCGCAGCGCGTCGAGATCGCGCTCGATCGCGCCGGCGTGGACGTGGAAGCGCGCACCGTCGATCTGGCGTTCGCCTCGGAAGCGCCCTATGAACGCTGGTGGGGCGTCGAGATCCTCGATTGCACGCCAAAGAGCGTGCGCATGCGCCGGCTCAACAACAAGGCGGCGCTGCTGGTCGATCACACGAGCGCGAAGCACGTCGGGGTCGTGGAGCACGCCCGGATCGACGGCGACCGCAAGGGCCGCGCCAAAACGCGCTTCGGGCGCAGCGACTATGCGGGCGAGATCCTCCGGGATATCGCCGACGGGATCCGCACCAAGGCGAGCGTCGGCTACATGATTCACGAGCTGGTGCTGGAGCGCAAGGAAGAAGATTTGTCAACCTACCGCGTCACCGACTGGGAGCCGTTCGAGATCTCTATCGTCTCGGTTCCCGCGGATGACACCGTCGGCGTGGGCCGATCGGCACAGCGGTCATTAGAAGGAAGCGCCAAGATGGACGATAAAAAGCAGGAGCAGGTTGCAGATCCGAATGCCACGGATGCGCTGGTGAGCGGTTTTCGCGAAAGCGACGCCGCCTCGCGCGCCGACGAGCGCAAGCTCGTCGCGAAGAGGAACGAACAGATCATCGCGCTCGGCGAGCAGTGGCCGGAGTACGGCGGGCCGGACCTGGCGAAGAAAGCCCTGGCCGATCCGACCATGACGGTCGAGGCCTTCCGCGCCTCGATGCTCAATCTGCTGGGCGAGAAGCACCGCGCGGCGATCGACACGGGGCGGCTGGAATCCGATCGCCTGAATCCCGCGCATCAGCAGCCCGGGGGCAGCGCGCCCTATGGCATGTCGCCGCGCGAGATGATCGCGGCCACCGGGCTGAAGGCCTTCAAGGGCATCGGCGCGCTGATGGGCAAGACCGACCAGGAAGTCGCCTACCGCGCCGGCATGTGGGCGATGGCGGCGATCCACGGCAACCCGCGCGCCATCCGCTGGTGCCAGGACGCGGGCGTGCAGTTGATGCAGGGATCCCGCGAGCAGCTCGGTTTCAGCGAGCGCACGATGACCGAGGGCGTCTTCACCTCCGCCGGCTGGATGGTTCCGGTGGAAATGGAAGCCGCGATCATCGCCAACCGCGAGGAATACGGCGTGGCGCGCCGGATCTGCAACGTCATCCCGATGAACTCGGCTTCGACGAGCTTCCCGCGGATCACCTCGGACGTGACGGCGTACTTCGTCGGCGAAGGCAATTCGGGGACGCAATCGGATCCAGGCGGCGACCAGGTGACGCTGACGCTGAAGGACCTGATGGCGTGGACCAACATCGGCAAGTCGACGGCGATGGATACCGTCATTGCGCTCGCCGAAATGGTTGCGCGCGAGCAGGCCAGGGGCTTCGCGGTGAAAGAAGACGCCTGCCTCATCGTCGGGGACGGCACCTCGACCTACGGCGGCATGCAGGGCATCAAGACGCTGCTCGACAACGCGTCGTATGCCGGTGGCAAGGTGGCGGCGGCGACGCCGCATAACCTCCTCACCGAGATCGACGTGGCCGACGTCACTTCCCTGATCGGCATCCTGCCGGTCTACTCGCGAGCGGGCGCACGCTGGCTCGCATCGGGCGTTGCGGACGCGCTCATTTTCGGGAAGCTCAAGCTGAACGCGGGCGGCAACACCGTGCAGACGGTGCAGGGCCGCATTGTCGAGGGCGATTACGCAGGGTTCCCGGTGACGGTCGCGCATCACATGCCGGCAGGCGCCGCGACGGACTACAACGCGGCCACGATCATCATCCTGGGGAACTTCAACCTCGGCGTCGCGTTCGGCAGCGGCAGCGGCATGATGATGACGGTCGATCCGTACACGCTCGCGCACCAGAACCTCACGCGGATCATCACCACCGAGCGCATCGACATCAACGCCCACGGCGTCAACAAGTCGACCACCGTGGCCGGCCCGATCGTCGGTCTGCACGGCACGACCTGAGGCTAACCAGCCGCCCGCGGATTCCCCGGGATCTCCGGACACCGCGGGCGGCTCATCGAAAAGGGAACTGGCATGTATCCTCCTCTGAAGCAAAAGTTGCTCCTCACGAGCGCGCCCACCAGCGCGCAATCGCATACCGCGGTGATCGATACGCTCGGCTACGACCGGGTGGCGATCGGCGTGGCCTTCGGCACGGTCGCGGAAACCACGCCCGAGATTACGCTGAAGCTCGGCGAAGGCGACACCACGAGCTCATTCACCGACATTGCCGAGGCGGTTGCCGGTGGCGTCGGCGGATTCACGAAGCCCACGCCTCCGACGAATACCAGCGTCGCCGACACGATGCAATTCGACGTCGACACGCGCCACCGCAAGCGCTATCTGCTGCTGACCGTCACCCCGTTCACGACGAAGCAGGTCACGAGCTGGGCGACGCTCGGCCGGCCAGGCCAAGGGCCGCTCGCCGCCACCAGCGAAGGCCTGAGCGCGCGCGTCGGGTTCTAGGCAAATCGTTTCTCCGTATCGGGGATGGGCGCTCACGGGCGCCCATTTTTTGAACCGCATCGATGGGATGCCAATGCCAAGTGCACTGATTACAGGTATTACCGGACAGGACGGTTCCTACCTCGCGGAGTTGCTGCTCGCCAAGGGCTACGCCGTGCACGGCCTGGTGCGTCGCGTATCGCAGCCCAACTTTGGCAATCTCGCCGCCGTGCTCGGCCGCGTGTCGCTTCACACGGGCGACATGCTCGACGGCCCGAGCCTCTTCAGGACGATCCAGGCGGTACAGCCCGAGGAGATCTACAACCTGGCCGCGATGAGCCAGGTGCGCGACTCCTACGATCATCCGGAAGTGACGCAGGAGATCAACGCCGGCGGTTTGTTGCGCATCATGGAGGCGGTCCGGGCGCTTGGCCTCGGTTGCAAGATCTACCAGGCCTGCTCGAGCGAGATGTTCGGCAAGGTACTCGAGACGCCGCAGAACGAGCGCACGCCGTTCTATCCACGCTCGCCCTACGGCAGCTCGAAGGTCAGCGCGTTCAATCACGCGAGGATCTGGCGCGAGGCCTATGGCATGCGGGTGTACTGCGGGATTCTGTTCAACCACGAGAGCCCGCGCCGCGGCGAGGCGTTTCTCAGCCGCAAGGTCTGCAAGGCGGCGGCCGAGATCGCGACCGGCCGTGGAGAAAAGCTGAAGCTCGGAAACCTGGACGCGAAGCGCGACTGGGGCTACGCAAAGGAGTACGTCGAGTGGATCCACGCGATCGTGCAGCACCCGACGCCGGAGGATTTCGTCATCGCCACGGGCGAGACGCACTCGGTCCGGGAGTTTGTCGAGCGCGCCTTCGCGCACGCCGGCATCGGCGACTGGGAGGCCCACGTCGAATACGACAAGGGACTCACCCGGCCCGCGGAAGTCGATCTGCTGTGCGGCGATGCAGAGAAAAGCCGCCGGCTGATCGGTTTCGAGCCGAAGGTCAAGTTCGACGCGTTGGTCCGGATCATGGTCGAGGCTGAACTGGCGAAGCTGAAGACCCGCCACAGCGATGCCAGGCGAGATCTTGTCGGCTTTCCGGAGGCGAAGGTCCTCGAGGCGAAGATGGACGCAGTGATCGGGCAGCATTATCACCTGCGCAAGGAAGAAAAATTCATTCTGAGCAGCGGCGAGTGCACGCTGCACCTGGGCGTGCCCCCGGAACCGATCCAGATGGCGATCGGGCGCATCTACAGCATCAGGCCTGGCGAATATCACGAGTTCCACATCAAGCGCGGCAGCGTGCTCGTCGGGCTCAACTCGCATGCCTACGATCCGAGCGACGATTACAGGCTGGACGCGGTGGAGCGGGTCGCCGCGTGAAGTACAACCTCGGCGCCGGGCAGCAACCCGTCGAGGGCTACGACAACAGCTTCGACGCGGCGAACGGCAAAGCGGCCCATCCGCTCGCGCTGCCGGATGGCTCGGCGGACGAGATCCGGGCCTCGCACCTCTTCGAGCACTTCAGCCACCGGGCTGCGCTGGATGTGCTCAAGGACTGGGTGCGCGTGCTGAAACCCGGCGGGCTGCTCAAGCTCGCCGTGCCGGATCTCGACTACATCGCCCGAGGCTACCTCGAGGGGCGCCAGGAGCCGTGGCAGAGCTATCTCTGCGGGGCGCACAGCGACCAGAACGACGTGCACCTGGCGCAGTACGACGAGCCGAGTCTGGGTGCGGTGATGCGCGGCGCTGGGCTGGTCGGCGTGCATCGGTGGAAGAGCGACGGCAAAGACTGCTCGAGCCTTCCGGTGTCGCTCAACCTGGCGGCGTGGAAGCCGCCGGCCGTCTGGCCGAAGGTGGTCGCGGTAATGTCGGTACCGCGGCTCGGCTTCATGGACAACTTTTTCTCGGCGATCGAGGCGGTGTCCCGATTGCGGATCCCGATCCGCAAAACGCAAGGCGCATTCTGGGCGCAATGCCTCACGCGCTCGATCGAGGAGGGGCTGAAGGAAGGCGCGGAATGGATCCTGACGCTGGACTACGACAGCGTCTACGGCGCGGACACGGTGCTGGACTTGCTCGCCACCGCAATCGCTCATCCGCAGGCCGATGCCCTGGTGGCGCTCGAGATGTCGCGCATCAGCGGCGTACCCCTGATGACGGTGCCCGGGCCCGATGGCGCCGCGATCTCCCAGATCGACCGCGCAGCGATGGACGAGACGCTGCTGCCGATCCTCACCGGGCACTTCGGCTGCACCTTGCTGAGGGCCTCGGCGCTGGCGAGGCTCGCAAAGCCGTGGTTTCTCGGCGTGCCGGCGAACGATGGCGGCTGGGGGCCGGGGCGAGTCGACGACGATATCCATTTCTGGCGGCAATGGAAGAAGGCGGGGAACAGCATGTTTTGCGCGCCCCGCTGCGTGATCGGTCACGCCGAGCTCTACATCATCTGGCCGGACCGCAATCTGGAGAACACCCTGCAGCATGCGAGTGAATACTGGCGCGACGGATCGCCGATCGGAGTCTGGAGATGACCGAGGAACGCAGGAGACCGCTCAAGCAGTTTGTCGTGCTACGGGCTCATGGTCCTTATCGCAAGGGCGACAAGATCCAGCCCACGGGGATGTACCGCGATGTCCTGCTGAAGCGCGGCCTGATCGAGGAAATCAAGGACGAGCCTGTCGATGCACCTGCCCGCATGAAGCAGCCTGCAATCGATCGCATGATCGCGCTGCCGGATCCCCCGGCGAGGTTGCCGCTCGTCACGCGCGGCCGGCGGGCTCATTAGGCTATGCCCTTCACCGAAGACCTCTCGGTGTTCTTCAACACCGAGGACTTCGCCACGGCGGCGATGGCAAGCTGGGGCGGCACGGTGAACGTGATCTTCGATGCCGAATACCTCGATCAGCTCGGCATGGCGGGCACGAACCCGGGCGCGCTCGCGATGGCGTCCGAAGTGCCGGCAAGCGCGGTGAACGGCACCATCACCATCAATGGCACCGCCTACACGATTCGCGACCGCCAGCCGCAGGACGACGGCGCGGTGGTGCTGCTGCAACTGGAGCGCGCCTGATGGCGCTGCATGTCCGCGAGCAGATCGCCGTGGCGGTGAAGGCAGCCATCACTAGCCTGACGACCACTGGGGCGAACGTGTTCCGCGACCGCGACACGGCCGAGCGGCCGCTGCAATCGGGCGAGGTGCCTGGCCTGCTGATCGACGATAACGGCGAGCCGGCGGAGACGATCACCGTGGATGCCTCGGGGCTGCTCGAGCGCGCGATGCGCCTCTCGATCGAGGCGCACGTCAAGGCAACGAGCGGCTACAGCGCGCAGTTGAACCTGATCCTGAAAGAACTCGAGATCGCGCTCGCCGGCGCCTCGCTCGGGGGCGCGAAATACGCGCACCTGGTCGAAGTGGGCGCGCGCGAGAAATCCGAAGCTGGCGACCAGCCCACGCTGCGGCAGGTCTTCGTATTCGAGCTGTTGTACTACACGGCGCCGGGCGCACCCGACACCGCCCTTTAATCACCAGCTAGAGAAAAAGGAACCGCCATGCCCAACGTGTCTTTGTGGACCAAGGTTGCCATCGCCATCCAGTCCGCGCTCGCGGCCGCCGTCACGATCAACTCCATCACCAAGGCAAATCCCGGGGTGGTGGGCTATACGGGCACCGACCCCGTGAACGGCGATTTTGTGCTCTTGGCGGCGGCCGGGATGAGCCAGGTCGATGGGCGCATTTTCCGGGTCGCCAACGTGAACGGCGCGGGCAATACTTTCGAAATCGAAGGGGAAAACACGACCGATTACGACACCTTCAGCTCGGGCACCTTCGAGGTCGTCACGTTCGGCACCACGCTCGCCACCGCCACCACGCTCAGCGGGAGCGGCGGGGAATTCGCCTACGAGGACACGACCACGATCCACGTGGACAAGCGCACGCAGATCCCGACTCTGCCCGCGCCGATTGTCTACACCTTCGAGAACATCTGGGACGTAGCCGACGCCGGGCTCATCGCGCTCAAAGCCGCCTCGGCGATCAAGGCCAAGCGCGCGGTGCGCATCACGTTCTCGAACGCGCAGAAAGTGCTCTTTACCGGCTTTATCGGCGCGAGCCTGTTGCCGGTGGGCTCGGCGCCGGGCAAGGTGACCACGCCGGTCACGATCACCATGGACGGCACGCCCACCGTCTACGCGACCTGACATGGACCTCGATTCCCTGGCGGCGCGGCTCGCCGCCGCGCGCCAGATGGAGGCGAAAGTCGATGGCGCGACCTTCAAGCTGGAGGTGCCGAGCGAGCATGCGTGGCGCGTGACCTACGAGGAGCATCGCAATACGGCGGGCGATCTGCTGTATGCGCGCGCCTCGAGGGCGATATTGGATAAGGCGCTCATCGGGTGGGATGGCGTTACCGCGAAGCATCTGTTGCCCGATGCGCCGGAGGAAGCAATCGCATTTTCGCCGGCCGCCCGTTCGATGCTGCTGGACGCCCGGACGGATATCGCCGACGAACTGAAGATCGCGCTGATCGACAAGGCGAATTCGGCGAGGGAAGCTCGGGAGGCCGCAAGAAAAAACTGATCGCGCGCCTGGAATGGGAATTGAACGGCGAGGCGGGCGCGCCGTTGATGGGCATGAGCCACGAGCAATGGCTTGCAAGCCTCCCGGCGTTGACGCCCGGCAATGAACTGGTATTTGCGGCCTGGCGGTTCTGCGGCGGCTGGAATCCGACGCTGGTGCCGGCGGCAGCGGCCTATTACGGCATCGAGGACATCGATTGCCTGCTCAGCCAGTTGCTCGCGATGCGCGATCTGATCGAGCAGCACCGCGCGGCGCAAGCGGCGGCCATTAAAGGGGGCGCATGATCCAGATCAACATCCGGCATGACCTCAACCGCCTGTCGGCGGATCTGCGGCTGATGGCGAAAGAGCAGATGGCGGCGGCGGTGCGCGCGATCAACCGCAGCATGACGACAGTGAAGGCGCAAGGGGCGCGGGACCTGGCCAAAACAATCGGTCTGCCGGTGCGCTTGGCGAAGGGCCAGATTCGCTTCAAGCGCGCGACTCAGGCCGAGGCGCGCGCCCTGCTCACGTTTTCCGGGGTGCGCATTCCGCTGCGCCGTTTTGGCGCCTCGCAGACCGCCACCGGCGCGCAGGCGCGTCTCGCGGGCAAGACGGTGAGCGTGCCCCACGGTTTCATCGCCCGGATGCCGGGCGGCCACACGGGCGTATTTCTGCGCGCGCCGACTGCCAAGGGCCAGCTTTACAACGCCTTACGATACCGCGCACAGCGCCTGCGGCAGCGCGGGCGCGATTTGCCGATCGCCGAAATATTCGCGCCGAGCCTGGGCGAGACGCTCGTCAGGACTGCACTCGACGTCGCGCTCGCGCGCCTCGCGCGCGAGCGCTTTGCCGTCGTGTTCGGGCAGGAAGCAAAGTTCCGGCTCGCCAAAAAGGGTCCCCAATGACCACCAACATCCGCGACGAACGGATCGAGCTGACCGCGGTCGACAAATTCTCGGCCGTGTTCGGGCGAATGGACACCGGCTTGAATCGCCTGCAGTCCTCGATCAACACGATGAAGGGCGTGGCCGGCGCGCTCGGCGTCACGCTCGGCGCGGGGGCGTTTGTCGCCTGGATCAAGGGCGCGATCGACGCCGAGGCGGCCATGGGGAAACTGGCCGGCCGCTCGGGCGAATCGGTCGAGACCTTCTCCGCGATGGCCTACGCCATGAAAAAGGCCGGTGAAGTCGATGCGGAGACGTTCCAGTCTTCGCTCAAGAAGCTCGACAAGGTCATTGCCGAAGCGGCTGCCGGCGGGAAAGAGGCGCAGGGCGTCTTCCGCGCGCTCGGCCTCGAGTTCAAGGATCGGTTCACGGGCGAAGTGCGCAAAGGCAGCGAGGTGATGCTCGATCTCGCGGATGCCTTCGCCAAAGCGAAAGATGATCCGGTCAAGGTCGCCTATGCGCTGAAGCTCATGGGCAAGGGCGGCGATGAGATGGTGCCGGGGCTCAACAAGGGCAAGCAGGCGCTGCTGGAATTGATGGAGCAGGCGCGGGAATTCGGCAAGATCATCACAAAGGAAGAGGCCGAAGGAGCGCGCGAGTTCAACAAGAACCTGGAGGACTTGTCCGCTTCGAGCGCGAAACTGGGGCGATCGCTCGCCAACGATCTGCTGCCCGCGCTGAAGGCGAGCACCGATGAGATCCTGCGGGCGAAAAAAGAATCCGGATTCTGGGGCGGCATCATCGCCGGCCTCGGGCAACTGCTCTTCAATGCCATGGGAGGTATTCATGAGCCGATCAATCGGGCTGCCCAGGATGTGGTCAAGCTCGACGACGAGCTCGGGAAACTCGAGGCGCACGCGAGCCAGTTGAAGGGTCTCGGCCCGGCGGTGAACGAGGGCGTCCTGGCGCGGCTCAACGCCGACATCGCCGCCAAGCGCAAGGAGCTGGAAGAAGCGCAGAAATGGTTCGAGCGGGTGCAGGCGGGCGCCCGCGCGATCGAGGCGGGGACGCCGCCGCCCAAGGTCAAGGGCGCGCTCGACGCGAGCGGCCTGAAAAACCAGTCCGAGGCGCAGGCCGAGATAAAACGCTTCATTTCGGCGCTCCAGGCGCTGGAGCGCAAGTATTTCGATCTCACCCACGCCGGCGAAGCTGCGCTCCTGATGTGGGAGACGCAGAAAGGAAGCCTCCGCGAGCTCACTCCGGCGCATAAGGCGGAACTCGCGGTGATGGCTCAGCAGATCGACGCCTACAACCGGGCCATTCTGATCCGAGATCAATATGTCCAGGCCTTCGAGCACCAAGTCAAAGCAACCGAGGACGCGCGCGAGGCGATCCAGGATCTGGCGGACGAGATGCGAGGCGAGACCCAGGACTTCGAATTCCAGATCTCGCTCATCGGCCGCTCGGCGCGCGAGCAGGAGCGCATGAACGCGGCGCGCGCGATCGATCTGGATATTCGCCGCAGAATCGCAGCGCTTCCCAAAGACGATTCGGCCGCCACGGGCGAGGCGACCGCGGAGATCCTCAGACTGGGCGACGCACGCAAAAAAAGCGCGGACGACTTCATCAAAGATCGCCAGAAGAAAGAGCGCGACTGGCTCACCGGCGCAAAGCAGGGATACGAAGAATATCTGGAGACGGTCAGGAACGCCGCGGCGAGCACGAAAGAGCTTTTCACGGACGCTTTCCGGGGCGCGGAGGATGCCTTCGTGCAGTTCGTCACCACCGGAAAAATCGAGGGCAAGAACCTCGCCCGCCAGCTCGAGGCGGACTTCGCGCGGCTTTTTTATCGCAAAGCCGTGAGCGGTGAGGGCGGGCTGCTCGAAGCCGCTAACAAGGGCCTGACCGCCCTCGTGGGTTCGATTTTCGGCGGCGGGCGCCAGCACGGCGGCCCGGTCGAAGCGCGGCGTATGTACGAAGTCAGCGAAGGCGGGCCCGAGATGCTCAGCGCCGGCGGACGCAACTATCTGATGATGGGCTCGCAGAGCGGGCAGGTGAGCCCCGCTGGCGCTGGCGGCGGCGGTCAGACGATCAATATCTACCCGGATCTGCGCGGCGCTTCGGTGGAGGCGATCCAGGCGCTGCACCGCATGGTGATCGATCTGCGCGCGAGCGTCCCCTCGATGTCGCTTGCGGCGGTGGCGAACGCGAACTTGCGCGGCCGGCGCTGGTAGCGGCGCGTGGCGATCAGCTTTCCGCTCGCGCTGCCGGCAGGGCGGGCGGTGAAGCGCATCGTATTCCGCGCGCGCTCGACCGTCGGCGTCTCGGCCTCGCCCTTCAGCGCCGAACAGCAGCTCTACGTGCACCAGGGCGAGGTCTGGTCGGCGGAAGTCTCACTCATCCCGATGCGGCGCGCGGACGCCGAGGAATGGGTTGCATTTCAACTGGCGTTGAACGGGATGGAGGGCACGTTTTTGCTCGGCGATCTGCTGAACATCAGTCCGCGCGGCACCTGGAGCGGCGGCTCGCCGCTTGTCGCCGGCGCCTCGCAGAGCGGCAAGGTCCTCAATGTCGATGGCTTGACGGCCGGCGCTACCGGCAAGAAGGGCGACTGGTTCCAGCTCGGCAGCGGCTCGGGCTCGCGGCTGCACAAGCTCACGCTCGATTTCACCGCCAACGGGGCCGGTGAGGCGGGGCTCGATTTCTGGCCGCGGCTGAGATCCTCGCCCTCCGACGATGCTCCGCTGACGCTCGCGAGCCCAAAGGGGGTTTTTCGGCTGGCCTCGAACGAGCGCGAATGGTCGATCGAGCTGGCACAGCTCTATGGGCTGTCATTCGCCTGCATCGAGGCGCTCTGACCCATGGCCTCGCGCAACCTCACCGCGCCGATGCTCGCGGCGATCGCCGCCGGCACGGTGCGCCCGGGGCTGCTCTATGAGGGCGAATTCGTCTCGGGCGGGTCGCCCGCGTTTCTCAACCTGTGGTCCGGGGTGGGACTCTTGTCGTGGGACTCCAAGACCTGGACGGGCGGCGGCCAGCTCATGGGGCTCTCGCCAATCGAAGAATCGCGCCAGATGTCGGCGGTCGGGTTCACGGTGACGCTCTCGGGCATGCCTTCGAGCCTCATCGCGACCGCGCTCGCCAACGTGCGGCAGGGCCGCCCGGGCAAGCTCTGGCTGGCGCTCTTCGACGCGGCGGGCGCGATCATCGCGGACCCCTATCCATTGCAGTCGGGCAGGCTCGACGTGAGCCTGATCGAGGATGCGGGCGAAACCTGCACGATCTCCGTGCAGTACGAATCGCGCCTGGTCGATCTGGAGCGCGCGCGCGAGCGGCGCTGGACGCACGAGGACCAGCAGATCGACCATGTGGGCGATCTGGGATTCGAGTACGTCGCGGCGCTCCAGGATATGCAGATCACCTGGGGCGGCCCGGCCGCGGCAGCCTCTCCGATTGCGAATCCGGTAATCGCCGCCGGCGCGGCAAGCGATTCCGGCAACTATTCGAGCGGTTTCTGAGCCGCCAGGCTGAGCATGAGACTCGACGGCTGGGAAATTCGGCTCGCCGCAGTGATCGAACACGCGCGCAATGCGCCCTACGCCCTGGGCGAGCACGACTGTTTTCGCGTCGCTTGCCGGGCGGTCGAGGCGCTGAGCGGAAAGAATCACTGGCCGCAATTCGCCGGGCGTTACGCGACGCGCGCCGAAGCTCTGCGGCTGATCGCGCGGCACGGCTCGAGCTTCGAAGAGGCGTTTTCGTGGCTGTTCGGCTCTGATGCCGTGGATGTGCGCCGGGCGCGGCGCGGCGACATCGTCTGCATCCAGACCGAAGAGGGCGAGAAGCACCTGGGCGTATGCGTGGGCGCCGAAAGCGCCTTTACGCTGGCAGCCGGCTCGGTCTACCTGCCGACGCTGAGTTGCCTGTGCTGCTGGAGGATCGGGTAAATGCCGACCTCGATCATCGCCGCGATCGTGGGTTCGTTTGTTGGCGAGTGGGTCGCAGCCGAATTTGCCCTCGCCGATCTTCTCGGCGGGTTCCTCACCGCCAGCGTGGTGCGCGGCGCGGTAGGATTGGTCAGCTCAACCGTCATCGGCAGCGCCCTGCGCGGCACGCGCGATGACAAGGGTTCCACGACCGTCGCCGATAGCGGCACGCCGGTCTCGGTTCGCCAGGCGGCTGCGCCCTGGCAGATCGTCTATGGCGAGCGGCGCTGCGGCGGGATCTACACATTCATCCACGTCTCCGCCGACAATCAGTATCTGCACCTGATCCTCACGCTCGCGGGTCACGAGTGCAACGCGATCGGCGACGTCTATTTCGACGACGAGGTGGTGCCGCTGGATGGCTCGGGCAACGCCACCGGCAAATATGCGGGTTTCGTGCGCATCAAGAAATCGCTCGGCGGCGAAGGCGCGAGCCAGCCGTTTCCGGATCTCGCCACCGAGTGCTCGGACAAGTGGACCGCGAATCACCTGCAGCGCGGGCACACCAAGCTCTACGTGCGGCTGCTGCACAACCGGGATCTGTTCGCGCGCGGCACGCCGAACATCACTTGCATCGTGCAGGGCAAGACACTGTGGGACCCGCGCAGTTCGACGACGGTGTTTTCCAGGAACCCGGCGCTGGCGGTTGCCGATTATCTGACGAACACCACGTTCGGGTTCGGCGCGGTCTATGCCGAGGAGATCGACGAGGCGTCGCTCATCGCGGCGGCCAATATCTGCGACGAGGACGTGAATCTGGCCGGCGGCGGCACGGAGGACCGCTACCGCGCCAACGGAGTGGTGACGACCGACGTGCAGCCCAAAGAGGTGCTCGGCCGGCTGCTCGATGCGATGGCGGGCAAGGCGGCCAACATCGGCGGGCGCTGGTTCATCCACGCCGGCGCCTACGACACGCCCACGGTGACGCTCGACGAAAGCGACCTCTCCGGGCGGATCGCGACGCAACCGCTCACCAATCGGCGGGTGAACGCCAACGGCGCCAAGGGCGTGTTCGTCGATCCGGGCAACAACTGGCAGGTGGTGGATTTTCCGGCGCTCGCCGGGGCCGCGTTCCTCGCCGAGGATAACGGCGAGCGCGCCTGGAAAGACCTCGATTACCGGGCGTTCGTCACCAGCAGCACGCAGGCGCAACGCCTCTCGAAGATCGTGCTCTACTTCCTGCGCCAGGGCCTCAGCTGCACGATGCAGTGCAAGCTGACCGCCTGGCGCGCGATGACCGCGCGCACGGTACTGGTCAACAACACCAAGTTCGGCTGGTCGGCGAAGCCCTTCGAGGTCGAGGCTTCGGGCTTCCGGTTCAATGCGGACGGCACGCTCGGCGTGGAGTTGTCGCTGCGCGAGACCGCGGCTGCGCTCTACGACTGGTCGACGAGCGATGAGCAGGCGCAGGCCGCGGCGCCGAATACGAATCTGCCCGATCCATACAACATCCTGCCGCCGACGAGCCTGGTGCTCGATGATGCGCCGCTCATCCTGGAAGATGGCTCGGTCATTCCGCGCATCAAGGCGACCTGGACAGCCTCCAGCACGCCGTTCCAGACTGGGTTCGAAGTGCGCTGGAAGAGCGGCGCTGGGGCGTGGACGACGCAGTACGTGAGCGATGCGCTCGCCTACCTGCAGCCGCTCTCGGTCGGCTCGGATTACGACATCGAGGTCTACACGCTCACGAGTATCGGGCGCTCGCAGACTGCGCTCACGGCGAGCAACCACACCGCGGCCGGCCAGGACACGGCGCCGCCGACCACCAACACGTTCCAAGGCAGCGGCGGCGCGTGGCAGAACATCCTCACGTGGGATGTGACCACCTCGCGCGCCGACATCTGGCGCACCGAGATCTGGGCCTCGCTCACCAACGATCGCAACACCGCCACCAAGGTGAGCGACAAGGCCTGGCCCGCCAAGACTTTCGTTCACCTGGGCTTGAGCGGGAGCCAGACCTGGTACTACTGGTCACGCGTGGTGGACACCTCGGGCAACTACTCGACGTGGAATCCGTCGAGTGCTACCGCGGGCCTCGCGGTGACGACGAAAGATTCCGCCGCGCTGTCTGGCGGCCAGTCGCCGAACGACTACGGCGGGATCTTCTGGGGGAATGCAACTAAAGCGCCGATACGCCTGATGCCGCTGCCCATTGCCCCCAGCAGCGGCGACGAGGGTGCTATCTACTACGATTCCGGGTGGCACTCGTTGCTGTTTTGGGATGGCAACTCGTGGGTGTTCATCTCCGGTGGGTCCCGCGCGGCATTTCCGCCGATCCTCGTCCTCGATTCACTGATTCCTGGTGTCGCCGCGCCGGTTATGGGCAATGTCCACGTCGATCCATCGACCGCGACGCCGCCAGATCTTTCGCTCGACTCCTTAATTCCTGGGGTGTCCGTGACTGCGACTTCACCGTAGAGGTGCCCGACATGGAAAAAAACAAGCTCATCGTTCCCGACGCTGAAATTTTCGTGCCCGGTACGCCGAAGCCTGAGGCCGATTATCTGGAGCTGGAGCGCCTCGGCGCGAAGCTCGGCATCCCGGTGCCAATGGTGCACGTGAAGGTCGAGGCCACCAATCCAGATGGCTCGCCGGGTGAGCGGTATGAGGGGCGCAGCCGGACGTTCAATCGGAATTTCTGGAACAGGCTACTTGCGCTTCTCAGTGGTTTTGGCACCAGCGGGACAACTTTCGGCGCCGGGTATCTGACCAACAAAAACACCAGCGGAGCTTCTGCCAACCATTCGTATAGCGGTTACATTTATTGGATCAACAACACCGGCAATTATGGTAGGGGCATCGGTGTCGGCACGGGCACGGCAGCGGAGGATTTTGAGGGGTACAACCTAAGCGCTCCAATCAGCGGTGGTTCTGGGGCGGGGCAGCTCGTGTACAACACACAAGACCCGACTACAGAATCGTACAACTCCGGGACGAAAAAATGGTCGATGACGTTGAAGATGATTTTGAACAACAATTCTGGCGGCACGATCGTTGTGGCGGAAACAGCGATCGTGGACGGTTCGTTGCCAGCGCTAATCTGCCGTGATCTGCTGGGCTCGGCTGTGTCGGTGCTCAACGCCGGACAATTAACCGTCACCTACACCATCACGTTGACGTTCCCGGCATAATCCAGAGCCGCACATGCAACAACTGATCCATGCCAAATGCCACCCCACCCGATCTAGACCTCGACTCGATGCCCCCGGGCGTCTCTGTCGGCACGGCGCTGGACGACGTGAATGCCTGCAATGCGAAGCCGCCATCCCTTGGCCTCGATGTGCCGCGACCGGCCAGCAGTGGCCGCACATCGGCAGCAGAGGGTGGGGCGATCAGTCGATCGCGGCGGATCTTGGTGGCGATAATTGCAATCGCGCTTGCCTGCGCCACGGCGCTCGTGGTTTTCTGGAATTGGGAGGCGTTCGGCGCGGGGCTCGATTAGAGCCGCAGCGGAAAAAAGAGGGGCGACCGGCGCAGTGCGCTAACACCGCGCCGGCCCGTTTGCCGGAGATGCAACCTTCGAGCAGGATAAGGCCCCTGCCACGATCGCGGGGCGGCTGTAGGGCATCGCGTTCTAAATCACACCGACCCGGAGGCCGAGGCATGACGATCCGCTCCGCTGACAACATCTGGCATGTCGTGCTCGCCATCGCCGTCGGGGTCGTGCTGGCGCTTGCGCTGAACGGCCTCGCGCGGTTGCTTGGATATTGATCGATCGCAATCTGGTTTTCGACCGCAGCATCTTGAGCGCCCGCATGCGCGAGGCCTTCATTTCCCGATTCAGGAGGATCCATGAACGTCGCCGCACGCCACATGCTGCCGGTGGAGATGCTCGCTGCGCTGGTCTCGATCGCGCTCGGGCTGGTTGCCGCTCTCGGCCGCGGGCCGCTTTATGCGGCGCTGCACGGGTTCGCGCCCTGGCTCGGCTACACGCAGAACTTCTGGTGGGGCGTGGCGCTGCTCCTCGGCGGCACGTTGCTCGCTGGGACCGCGCTGGACGAATGGCGCTACGGGCGCGGCTGGGACAAGCGGCGCCTGGTGCTCGCGGCTGACATCCGCTGCGGCGCGGCGCTCGCACTGATCGTGGCGCACTTGTCGCTTGCCGCGGCGCTGGCGGTCACCGGGCACGCGGCCGCGCTCTTCGGGGTGATGCTCATCGCTTTGATTCTCGTCCTGTTTCTCGGCTGGTCGGCGGTGATGACGCGCCGGCTTTCGGTGTGCCTGGATGCGAAGTACCGCACCTCCAGGCTGCACGTGCGGATCGGCGCCAAATGGTGAAGGCCGAAGCCGCCGCGGCGCTGGAGGCGACGCTCGTCTCGGTTGCGCTCGTCGCGCTCAAAGTGCTCGGTTGGGCGCTGGTGGTGGCGGCGCTTTCGCTCTTCGGCTGGAGCGTGAGCTCGCTGCACCTGCTCGCTGGCTGGACCGACGGCGAGCTCGCCGCGCGGCTGGAGATCGTGCGCGGGGTGCTCGCCTCGGTGGGCGCCGGCGCGGTCGCGGCGCTCGCCGGCTTCTATTACGAGCTGCCGATCGTGCTCATCTGCATCGCGGTTTTTTTCGCAGGGATGTCGGGCGAGCGGTACTTGAAGCCGATGGCCGAGCAGCTCCTCGGGCGGCTCAACGCTGCGTTCCTCGGCTTGTTCGGCCGCAACGGCGGCGGTGGTGGAGGGCCGAAGGCGTCATGACAGCCACATGGCTGGTCCTCGCCTGGCTGTTCGCGGGGATCACGAGCGTGTACGTGATTGCGCCCGCAGGGGCGCAGGTGCCCGTGCCCACGCCCGGCGCGCGCGGCGTGCGCTTCGACTGCGCCGAGCTCGCCGCCGCAATCGGCCGCGTCGCCATATACCGCGACGTCGACGCCGACCAGGCGAAGACGATCGCCATGTTCCGCGCCAAGAATCCGCAGGTGGGCATGTTGCACATGCAGGCGATCGAGCGCGAGATCCGGCGCGTGTGGCGCGAAGGCCTCGCCCCCGGGGAGGCCGAATTCGCGCTCTACCGGCGCTGCCAGGCGCAGCTCGGGGACATGGGGATGGAGGGATGATGGAACTGGTTCTGCAACGCAATTCGAGCCTTGAGCATGCGACATTAGGACGCCTGGACATCGACGGCGATTTCGAGTGCCACACGCTCGAGGACGTGGTGCGCGAGATGCCTGGCCTTTCGGTCGCGCAATGGAAGATCGCGGGGGAGAGCGCGATCCCGGCCGGGCGCTACCAGGTGCTGATCACGCGCTCGGCGCGCTTCGGCAGGGACCTGCCGCTGCTCGTCGGCGTGGAAGGGTTTGCAGGCGTGCGGATCCATTCCGGCAATACGGCGGCCGACACCGAAGGCTGCATCCTGGTCGGCCGCAAGGCGGCCGGCGACACGGTGATCGAGAGCCGGATCGCATTCCTCGATCTCTTCGAGCAGATCGAGGGCGCGATCGCCGCGCACGAAGAAGTGTGGATCAAGATCCGGAATGCGGAGGCGGCAGCATGAACCCGCTCGCGATCTTCGCAGGTCCCTACGGAATGCTCGCCAAGTGGGGCTTGATGGCGCTCCTCGTGGGCGCGTTCGGCCTGTGGTCTTGGTTCAAGGGCAACGAGCACGGCACGCAGAAGTTGATCGACTACCAGGCGAAGCAAGCGATCGAGGCTGTGCGCATCGCCAAGGGGCGCGAGACGGTGACGATACAGATGATCGCGCGCTACGTGAAAGTGCAGGGCGCGACGCAGGTCGTCACGCAGACCGTCGAAAGAGAGGTGGTCCGATATGCGGAAGCAAATCCCGGTTTTTGCCTTGATCCTGCTTGGCGCGTGCTCCACGACGCCGCAGCTCTTAACTCCATTCCCGCAAGCCCCGGCCGAGCTGATGCAGCCGGCGGAGCGCCCAAAGCCGCTGAAGCCCTCGCCGGCGTCACCGAAAACTACGAAGCCTGCCACCGCACCGCGGACCGGCTAGATGCGCTGCAGGGCTGGGTGAAGCAGCAGGCGGCAATGCGGTGAGACCTGGCGTGCTGCGGAGGGCGAGGGCGGCGTGATCGAGCTCCCAATGTGGATTCTGGTGTTCATGTTCCACGGTCGCCCCATGGCGTCCGGCCCGCATGAATTGGAGCCGTGTGTGCTGATGTCCAAGGCGCATCCTGGATCTCACTGCTGGAATCCGAAGACGCAGCAGCGCATATCCGCCGGTGCGACGGCGCCTGGTGGGAGTGCTGGCTCTGAATTTCAAGGATTCGCAGGGCGCAACATCGTAAGGCAACCCCTGTGAAGGTGCCGCGCAGGTCCTCTGCGCGGCGGGTTCAACTTCACAAGGAGCAGTGACATGAAACTGATGCGATGCAAGTTCCAGATCCACCAGGTGGACGAGACGTTCTACCAGAACCAGCCCAAGGAGGAGCCGATGGTGAAGGTGAAGATGGGCGCGGTCTACCAGAACGAGGCCGGCAATCCGCACAACGCCTGCAGCGAGAATCACATCTTCGGCAAGTCCACGCCGCAGGGTGCGTTCGAGGCCACGATCCGCAATCCGGATGTGTGCGCGCTGCTTAAGGCGCACGTGGGTAGGCAGGTCTATCTCGACTTCACCCTGGCCGACTAAATCCAGAAGTTCGCACGACAATCACATAGGAGGGGCCGCCGATGACGTAGACCGCCGACGACAGCCACGAACTCGTGGCAGCATGTTCAAACACCGAGACGCCCGGATCCCGCAAGGGGTCCGGGCGTTTTTGCGTTGTAATATGGCAACCGGGCCGCGACCGCAGGGCGCGGCCCCTTTCCTGGCCGCCCCGCGCCACGGTCCCGCAGGGACGGTGCGCCCGCAGGGCGAGCGTGGACGGCCGGGGGATCGTTTTTGTCGCTTTAGGGGTACCGGCGAGCGTGGAGGCTCGCTGCTGCTCGCGCCAGCGTCGGTCCATGCTCCGGGCCGTCGATCGCCAGCGTCGCGCCTGCGCGATCGTGGCGACTCCTGACCCGCCCATGACCCGCCCGCGAGCCCTCGATGTGGGATTTTGTCATGTTCTGCCCTCTGAGGCCCAAATGACAGGAGGTGCCACGTCGGTCTTTTAATCCGTTGGTCGGCGGTTCGAATCCGCCACGACCTACCACTCTTTAATCAATCACTTAGGCGTGTTTGCGGAGCGTCTTTGTGACCCGGGCCAGACCCGCTATTTTGCCGACTGCTTCCTCGAGGTGCGCGGTCGCCAGGTGCGCATAGCGGCTGCTTACGCCCAGGTTGGAATGGCCGAGCAGATCGCGGACCGCGGCGAGCGGCGCCCCGGCCTGCACCAGCCAGCTCGCGTAGGTATGGCGCAGGTCGTGGAAGCGGATGTGCGGCATCTTCGCCTTGGCGCGGGCGCGGTCGAAGCCGTTGCGCAGCTCGTGCACCGTGAGACCTAGGGGCAGAGAGATATCGAGCGCCTCGGGCGGCAGTGGCACCAGGCGCGGGCGGCCGCTTTTGGACTCCTGGACATAGAGCGCATTGCCGCGCCGGCTGGATTCGTCGAGCGCGAGGAGTTCGCTGCGCCGGAGGCCGGAGGTGGCGGCGAGCAGGATCGCGTTGCGCACGCGCCGATCGCGCGCAGCCGCCACAAGCCGCTGCACTTCGGCCGGGCTGAGATAGACGTGGCGGGCACGCTCGCCTGGCAGCAGTTGCACGCGGCCGGCAACCGGGTTCTCCAGCCAGCCCCATTGGCGGTGGGCGAGGTTCACAACGCGGCGCAGGATCGCCAGGCGCCGGTTGATAGTGGCCGGCTTGAGGCCGTCGGCGAGCCAGGCTCTGGTGGCGGATTCTGCAGCGTTGGCCACATCCTCGAGCGCGCGGCCGGCGATGTGCGGCAGGAGGGAACGCGCCTTATTCTGCAGATCGTGCTCGGTGCGCAGCGTGCGCGCCTCGCCCGTCAGCCAGCGGTGGAGCGCTTCCTCGAGTGAGTAGCGCGCCTGGCGGCCAACTCGACGATCGGCGATGCGGCCGCGCGTGCGGCGCTCGAAGTCGAGCGCGTCCGCCCGGGACCTAAAAGTTCTTTCAACCCGATTCCCCAAGTACTGAACACGAGCCTGCCATCCTTTTCCATGCTTGCGGACTGGCATGCGGAGACGCGGCGGGCTTCCAGGTAGCGGTCGAGATCGGCGGCGAGGATTCTAACGCAGCCCCGGATGCGCACTGCGGCGAGCTCGCCATCGGCGATCTCGCGCTTGATGGTGCGCGGGCTGACTCGGGCCTGGAGCGCGGCTTCTGGGATGGTGAGGACGGAAGTCATCGGTTGGCGAGATCGAGCAGCACGTCTGCATGGCATGGCTCCTCGAGCGCGCACCAGCAGGCAAGGTTCTTGCCGCGCAGCGACTCGAGCAGATCCGGCCATTTCGCGAGGTGCGAGAGGATGGACTGCCGGTAGATCGCGACCGCGATCGCGGGCGAAACGACGAACGTGTGGCGGTTGCCGTCGACGGCCTCGACCGTCATCTCCGCGCCGACCTTGACGATATTCCCCCATTTGCTCGGCCGCGCCACGCTCATCGTGTTCAGTGGCATGCGCCAGCCTCTGGTGCGGCGGAGCTGTACTCGGCGAGGAACGGTCATATCAAGCGCTTTTGCGTCGGATCCGGCGGCGCTGAGTGCAGTAGGTCATCTGGAATCTCGAATAGCGCTTGAAAACCGCGATAGGAAATCGGTCGCGGCAGTTCCTTCATGTTCATCGTGTCCCATGCATAGCGCCCTGGCGCAAAGTTGCCCTGGGTGCGTTCGTCTGCATCGACATGCAGGCGTTCGGTTGGAAGACAAGCGATTAACTGAGCGGTTGCGATCAGCGCACCGGCCGGAAGCTCGACCGTCCAATGGCTCCCGAATTCCTCTTCGCAAATCTCGCGCAACTCCTCATCGATCTCGGTACAAATCGTTTTCGCGGCATGCACGGCAATCGAACCACGGTATTGGGTCGCCCAGGAGCGCGTTTCGAATCGCTTGCGGCCGTTCGCCCAGAGCGAAGCCCACGGTTGCCAGAGAGAGAGGGCTTTCATCTCGGGTAATCGTCGTGCGTGCGGCCAATCTGGCGGCGCGCGATCACCATGCGGGCGAGCTGTCTCTGCGTGATCTCGCTGGCACCGTTGGTCACCGCCAGCGCCCGCTTGGTGAGGCAGATGTCGTAGTGATCGCCCTGATACCAGCGCCGCGCTACCCCGATCTGATCAGCCATCGTGTGCAACTCGGCCTCGGTGTCGGCGATCATGTGGCACATCACCATTCGGCCGTAGGGCGCTCGCATGTTGTCGACGTAGGTAGTCACGCCGGGTATTCGTCATGCGTCCGGCCGTCGAGCAGGCGGCCGGCGCGTTTTTTACCGAACCGGCGCAGCGGCGTCGCCTCAGCCTCGAGACTGGAGTGCAGGGGCCATTTGAGGATTTCGCTGCGCCCATCGCATGTGAGCATGCAGTCTCCGCCGACGACCATCTGCGGCTTGCCTGGCGCATTTTCGCGCCGCGGAACCGGCGCCCATGCACCCCACTGCTTGAAGAAGAACGGGACGTTGGCGACGGCGCATTCATCGCGCAACCTGCCTACCCAGCGCGGATGCATCGGCCTGGCCCCGGGCCCTGATTCACCGCCGGCGACGACCCAATCGAGCTCATGGAGCGATGGAACGACGATATCGCCAAGCAGCGGCTCAGCCGAGATCCAGCGCACTGCCGCCGGCATCTGCAGCAGCAACGGGATGCGCTCATCTGCGGTGGGTTGGTCCTCGCAACTCACGCCGAGCCAGATATGCTTCGGTGGCCACTTGTTGGCGGAGAACAGCGGTCCCGATTGCGGCTTCCCCATCGCCGGTTTGCCGTCGCGCGTGATCCAACCATCGCCGTCCGGACGAAACCTCGACAGGTATGCCAGCATCCGCGCCGGCCGCTTCGTGAGGATCTGAAAGGTGTGGTTCTTCGCTCGCATCATCATGCGCCAAATGCGGTCGATGAACTCATCCGGCACATCCTCGTGAAAAAGATCGCTCATGCTGTTCACGAAGATCCGCCGCCGCTTTTTCCAGTGGAGCGGCTCGTCGAGCAGTTCTGGCACCAGGCGCACATTGCCGGTCCATACCGGCCCGCCCTTCGACATCTGCGTCAAGCCTTCGTAGGCCTTGCCGGCGCCGGAGAAGCGGTGCGCCTGGCGCATCGCGTAGCAGTTGGTGCAGCCCTTGGAGACGATCGAGCACCCGCGCACCGGGTTCCAGGTGGCGTCCGTCCACTCGATGGAACTGGTGGCGCTCACGCGTACGCCTTCGTGAGCCGATGGTCGACCGCCAGCCCGCGCCGGCGCACGACCACGGTGGCGCGCGCGATGAACTTCGCGAGCTCCGCTACGGCGCGGTAGATGTCGGTGTCGCTATGCAGGCTCACGACAGGGCGGGAACGGCCGAATGGTCAAATGGGATATCTGCGGACCGCCCGCGCCCGGCCCTCGCTCGACTCGTACCAGTAGCCCTGGTAGCCGCTGCCGAAGTACTGGAGCCAGGCGAACTCGGCGTCGGACGCGTGAGCCTCGCTGGACCAGTACCAGGTCAGCTTGAAGTGCTCGGCCGCGTTGGCGAAGAGCAGCGCTTATTCCTTGCGCGTGGGCAGTTCGCCGCCCTGCTTCTTTGCCCAGGCGATCGCGTCCTTCCAGTTCGCGTTCGTCTGCCCGGGCAGCAGGACCAGGTGGTGCGATGGCTTGCCGTCCTTCAGCAGGATGCCGGCGTAGGCCTCGCCCTTGGCGAGAGCGGGAAGGGGGAAGGCCGCGGCGGGGGTGGCGACGGGTTTGCGGATTGCGGTAGTGCTGGGCATGTGGTTTCTCCGTATGGGTTTTATGCGGCGACGATGGAAACTTGCTCTTCGAACTGCGCTCTGAGAATCGCAGCGGCGAGCGGTGGGCACACGGAGTTGCCGCAGCAGCGTACCTGCGCCGACTTCGTGAACGGCTTGCCCTCGGCGTCCGTCTCGATGCGATAGGTGTCCGGGAATCCCTGCGCCCTGAAAAGCTCGCGCGGTTGCAGCATCCGCATGCCGATATCGGCGATGGCGTATTCCTCGCCGTTGACCGTCACCAGACCAAGGCGGTCCGTGGTATCGAGCGTGCTTACTGGAACATCAAGCGAGTTGCCGATGCTGCAGCCGTTGTACCGGCTCAGGAATGCGCGGACTTCGCCATAATGAATACCGCCGCGCCCGCCGCCGGCCTGAATGGTGTGTAGCGGCAGGTCAAGCTGCTGGCCGTGCTGAGACGTCCCCTTGAACTTCGTCAGGTGCGAGGCTACGACGGCGTGATGGTTGCCGCTCGTGACCGTCGGGATCGGCACTTCCATCTGCCGGCCGGAGTGTCCCGTGGTGTTGGTCATCAAGTTAGCGGCGACCAGCGCGTTGTGGTCGCAGGCAGTGATTGTGCTTACCGGTTCCCGCATGCCCGAGCCAGGGCGTTGCCCGCGATCGCCGTAGTGCTTCGCCAGAAAGGCCGATACCAGCGCATGCTTTTGCCCATCGACCACGGTACCGAGCGGTTTCTCCAGTCCAGGCACCCGCGGTTGCTGGCCGGGACGCTCGCCGTAGCCGGTCTGAATCAGGGTCGGCGAGACCAAGCCGAAGCGTGGGTCGCCGCATTGCGTGGGTAGCGGATCGTGCAAGTCGCCAGCGCGTGTCTCGTTGCCCTTGATCCCGTAGTACGGCGAAACAAACGGCGTCACCAGCGAGAACTCGCCGCCCTTCGTTTCGGCCGCGATCGTACGCAGTGGCTCGTCGATCGGGTGCACCGTGTCCCGCCCGTTGTAATGGGCGATCGGGACGATGAACGGCTGCGCTGCCTCGATGACGTACTTGCGGATGCCGCGCGCGATCCGGCGCAGCGTGTTCTCGGCTAGGGGCCTGATGCGCTCGAAAATGGACGGGCATGGTAGCGACCATTCGATGCACTCGGCAGCAGTGCGCCACGCATGCGCCCGGTGCTTCCCGTGCGTCGGCGCCGGCCAGGCGATGGCGTTTCCATCGCAGCGCGCGATCAAGAAGAGCCGCTTGCGAGTCGTCGGCGCGCCATAGTCAGCGGCAACGAGCGCCTGAACGGCCACGTCGTAGCCGCAGCGTTCGAGCTGGCGCACGAAGCGCCGGAACGTCAGCCCTTTGCGCAGTGAGCAGGGCCGGCCGTCCTCAAGCAGCGGCCCCCAGTGCTGAAACTCCTCGACGTTCTCCAGCACGATGACGCGCGGGCTGACCGCCTTCGCCCACTTCACCGCGACCCATGCCAAGCCGCGAATCTTTTTCTCGACCGGGCGCCCGCCCTTGGCCTTCGAGAAGTGCTTGCAGTCCGGCGAGAGCCACATCAAGCCCACGCGCGAGCCACCGACAGCCTTGACCGGATCGACCGCCCACACGTCCTCGCAGTAATGCAGGGAGGACGGGTGGTTGACGCGATGCATACGCAACGCTTCGGGGTCGTGGTTGATGGCGATATCCGGACTGCGTCCGAGCGCCATCTCTATGCCGAGCGAGGCCCCGCCACCGCCGGCGAACGAATCGACGATCAGCTCATCGTGATGCAGCCGCAGAACCGGCGCCCTCATGTCACGCCTCGAACTGATCCAGCACCAGGTCCGCGATCGCGAGCGACTGTTCGCGGCTGAAGGTCTGCGGCGCGCCGCCGCGGAACAGCACGATGCAGCGCTCGTGGGTGATGGCGGCGATGAATTCGCCGTTCGCGCGCGGCGCCTGGGCCGTGCGCAGGCGCCTGCGGTAGGGCGAGCGCGGCTTGCGCCCGGCGCCGGTCGCGCCCTTCGCCTTGTGCGGGCGGCCGCGCTTCATTTTCTTTACGCGTTTCGATTTGCTCTTGGGGGGGGGGCGACGCGGCCTCCATCTTCTGCTCCGGCAGGGCCCAGACGCGCTTCAGGGTCGCACCGGCAGCTTTGATCAGGCCGAGCTTACGCAATCGCACGCCACTAGCCTTGACTTTGAGCGGATCGATGCCGGCGCCATCGGCGAGCATGCGCGGCGCGGACGGGCCGAGCCTCTTGAGCGAGGCGAGGATGGCTTTGTCGATGTCTTCGTTAGTCACGGCGATCCTTTCAGCGTATGTCGTTGCAGCGCTGGTGGCTCTGGAAATCAAGCGCGAACACGGCGAGAAAAGTGCTGGCGAACAGCGCGAGCGCGATCATTCGGACCAGTTGTCGCGCAGGAGGTAATCGTTCGCCCGCTCCAGCGCGGCGCCCGCATCCGCGGTGCGCCCTTGCGCGAGCGCCAGGCGCGCGTCGACGAGAAAATCGATCAGCGCGAGAACGTGGCGCTTGTGGATGTAGCGCCCGGCATTGTCCGGAATGCGGTGCAGGCGCGGAACGCCAGGCACTTCACCAGCGTCGGTGCGGATCTCGAAGCGGTAGGCCGGGAACGGATGCCCGGGCGGCATGCTCACGACGCCCATCGCGCGGGCCTCGGCTCGATGTAGGCGAATTCATCGCGCTGGACGATGCGAAAGGCAGGCGAGCGCGGCGCGTTCGGCGTCGCCATCGGGAAGCGCGGGCGGCAGAGGCCGCGGCGCAGGCCGAAGCGCAGGCGCAGGGATTCGATCAGTGCGCGGATCATGAATGGGCCCTCATCAGGTTGAGAAGATCGGCGGCGCCGGGCTGGGCCTCTTCGTAGGTGCGCGCGCCATCACGCGCGGCATCCCACCACACACCGGCGCAGTCACCCGAGGGTATGCGCTCGAGGGCGTGCTCGATCGGCAGTGGTAGGCGGCGGCAGCGCGCGATCACGGCGCGGAACTGGCGCAGGCGCACCAGCTCGGCGAGAAGCGCGCGCCGGGCGGTGTCGTCGAGCTCGCCCTTCGCCTCGAGGTCGAGGACCTCGGCAAACTCCTGGGCGGAGAGCGGGCGCATCAGGCGGCCGCCGCGAGCCGCGCCGCCGGAACCGGCTTTGTCCAACGGCCGGACCGGGCGCTCAGCTTGCGCACCAGAAAATCGTCGCCCAGGTAGCCGACGAACTGGCAGCGCTGCGAGCCGTTGCTGCCATGCGGACAGATATAGTCACGACCATAGCGCGGGGTTTCGCAGGTCCCTGCGCGCACCCCATCGATGGTGATCGGGAACTGCCTCACGGCCGCGGCTCCGGCATGCCGTGGCGCGAGCGGCGGTAGGTGCCGCGCGAGCCGACCATCATGCACTCGGCGACGAGCTTGCCCTCGCGTGGCGTGACGACGATGTGCAGTTGTTCGCTCTCGGCTGGCAGCGGGCAGGCGGCGATGGCGACCGGCGCCGGCTTGGCCACGCGCACTTCGAGGATCCGGCCCGCCAGGTAGTCGAGTCCGACATAGACCACGAGCGCTAGAACGGCGCCCGCCGCGAGGGCGCCGAGGATTTCTGGCCAGATGCGGTCGGGCTGGACAGTCACGAGGGGCGCTCCCCGCGCGTAGAATCGTTCGGAGGAGCGTTCGATCCACCCGAAAGGAGGCCCTCGTGAGCCTTGGAAACTTCAAGGCGAAATGCCCGCGCTGTCGCAAGACAACTTTCGAAGCGCCCGCCGGGACGAAACGCAAGCCGGATGAGCGCCTCACCTGCACCGGATGCGGCCACGTCGTGCGTTACGAGGATCTCGTCGGACAGGTGCGCGCGGAATTCCGTAAGCGCACCGGCCAAAGCCCAAGAGCAAACCGGCGCGGAAGCGCGCGCGTCGGCGCAAAGCAGCTCAGCGCAAGTCATCTATATAATTCCCTAATTAAAGGCGGCGCTGCGGGGTCGCGCTGCTGCTTGGGGCTATTGGTGCTGCTGGACATCGGCCCTCCGTGGGGGACGGAGGGATGATAGAACCAAGGTTCTTAGCTTGTCAAGAACCCCGGTTCTAATCAGGCGATCAGGGCCACCTTAACGAAGCTCCGGGATCATGAGCCCTGTTTTTTACGCGTTGAGGGACTCCGCGCCCTTAGCGTTTGGGCTTGCGGGACGTCTGCTTTTGCGGCCTGGATGAGTTGAGCAATCGAAGCAATCTCTTTGATCGCGATGTCGACTGCGTAATTGGGGAGTTCCTGCATTATTTTCAGCGCCGTGATGATGCGTTGATCCTGCCCAAGCTCAGTTGCACCCATCGATCCATCTTCCAGCGCGAGCCACTCAGGACGAACGCCGCAGGCTCGTGCGTATTGCACCGTGAATTCAGAGCCTTCGGCTTCCCCGCGTTCGAGTTTTGAGACATTCTCTTGCGTGCCAACCTCTGCTTTGGCGGCAAGTGCCGACTGCGAAAGTTTGGCATGTTCTCTGGCTGCGCGGAGGCGTTCCCCATATTTCATGCTTGGACACTCTAAAACCGTGGTTCTAGATTGCCAAAGAACCATGGTACTTGACGGATTAAGAACCACGGTTCTAGACTACGCCTTCAATGAGCAAGGAAGTTCTCCAGAAGGCCGTCCAAATAGCTGGTGGCCAGGTGGCGCTTGCCGCTGGCATTCGAAGCGAGATGCCGGGCCTGAAGGTGAGCCAAGCGCACATCTGGAAGTGGCTTAACAGGGTCCAAGCCGAAGTACCTCCTGCCGAATATGTCATCGCAATTGCGAAGACCGTGGACTTTGAAGTCACGCCACATGAATTACGACCGGATATCTACCCTCACCCGCGCGACGGTTTACCCGGTCAACTGCCGGAGCCGCTGTGCGAGGAGCGCGCCGGATGAAGCCATTCTCTTGTTTTGACGACCCCTTCCCTGTACCTACGTGTACCTAAATTAGGGACAGCTATGGACAGCACACAAATCCCCCTGTTTTTTGATCGTGTTGAAGGTGCATTGGAGCATTTGATCAACGTTTGCGGCGGTCGCAAAAAGTTCGCGGCCGAGATGTGGGCCAACATGCCAGCGCGCGATGCGCATAATCGGCTCGATGCCTGCCTCAATTCGGAGCGGCGCGAGAAATTTTCCCTGCACGAGCTGATACTCATGCTCAAGCGCGGGCGCCAGGTCGATTGCCATATCGTCATGCAGTTCCTCGCCGCCGAGTGCGGCTACCGCGCCGAGCCGATCGAGCCCGAGAACGAGCGAGCGCGTCTGCAGCGGGAATTCGTCGAATCGGTGAAGCGCCTGGACGCGATCCGGGAATCGCTCGCCCGCATCGAGCCCACGCAGGTCAGGGCGGTGAAATGAAAAACTCTGTCCGGCTCACGTGTCCGATCGATCCGCGGCGTTGTCGGCCCTCCCTCGAACAATTGCTCCGGCGAGCAAGGTCGCTAGTTCCGTTGCCAGCATGTGCGGACTGCCCGGAACGGGCAGGCAAATCTCTAACAGATCGGTCCGCAACTGTTCGGCGTTCAGCGCCCCTTGGCGTCCCAAAGCGTAGGCGAACCCGCATAGTACCGTTCGGAGATCGCGGACATGCTCATTGAGCGCGGCGAGCGATACATCGGGAAAAGTCATGGAGCCCTCCGTGGTTAGAAAAGGTCAGTTCGCGCCTCCAATTCTGCCACGCAGGGGCTCCATGACCTGGGCGCGGCCGTGAAACGCGCTCTGTTGCACATCGTGGTCTGCCTCCTGGAAGGGCGGCGCGCTACGGGCTGCCGAAGGCGATGGCTGGATGAACGTCGCTGAGCCCGCGTTGGAGTATCGACAATTCCTGAAGGCGAAGGTCAAACTGGACCATGCCTGCGGCTTCGATGTCGATCCGAGGGAGCTGAATCCGGCGCTAAAAGATCACACACGCGCGATGGTGCGCTGGGCGCTGCTTGGTGGGCGTAGGGCCCTATTTGCTGCCTTTGGGCTGCACAAGACTTGCGCGCAGCTGGAGATCATGCGGCTGATAGGCGCGCGCCGCCCAGGAATTAGGTTGATCACGCTCCCGCTCGGCGTGCGGCAGGAGTTCACCAGGGATTCCGCGTTTTTCTTTACAGGCGAGCACGTCATACTACTGAAGTTCATCCGGCGCGCCGGCGAAATCGAGGACGACCGGACGATCTATCTCACGAACTACGAATCGGTGCGCGAGGGAATCCTCGATATCGCGGCAATCAAACCAGTCGCGGTGAGCCTTGACGAGGCCTCGATCCTGCGTGGTTTCGGCGGTACGAAGACTTTCCGTGAAGCTATGGCCGTGTTCGCTGGCGACGATCGCCGCGACCAAGCGCAGCGCGTATCGAGCGATGGCGTTCCCTTCCGGTTCGTTGCCACGGCAACACCGAGCCCGAACGAGTACATCGAGATCCTCGCCTACGCCGCGTTCCTCGGAATCATGGATGTCGGCCAGGCGAAGACGAGATTCTTCAAGCGCAACAGCGAGAAGGCCGACGCGCTGACGCTGCATCCGCACAAAGAACGGGAGTTCTGGCTGTGGGTCGCATCGTGGGCGCTGTTCGTCCAGAAACCATCCGATCTCGGGTTTAGCGACGAAGGCTACGCACTGCCGGCGCTCGATGTGCGCTGGCACGAACTACCGTCCGACCACAGCACCGCAGGCATAGAAAAAGACGGGCAGGGCCGGATGTTCCGCTCAGCCGCGATCGGCGTGCAGGACGCGGCGCGGGAGAAGCGCGACAGCCTGCAGGATCGGATAGCGAAGCTGCTTGAGTTGCGCGCCGAGGACCCGGCGGCGCACCGGCTGCTTTGGCACGATTTGGAAGCAGAGCGGGGCGCAATCCAGACCGCATGCCCGTACGCCGCGGCCGTGTACGGCTCGCAGGACCTTGACCTGCGCGAGAAACTGATCACCAGTTTCTCAGAGGGCGAAATCGCGGAGCTTGCCGGGAAGCCCTCGATGCTCGGCCAGGGCTGTAATTTCCAGCGTCACTGCCACCAGGCGATCTACCTCGGCATCGGCTTCAAGTTCAATGATTGGATTCAAAGCGTGCACCGCTTGCAGCGGTTCGGCCAGGCGCAACCGGTGCGCATCGACCTGATCTACACCGAGGCGGAACGCGAGGTACGGCGCGAGCTAGAGCGCAAGTGGCGCCAGCACGTCGAGCAGGTCGAAATCATGAGCGCGATCATTCTGGAGTACGGCCTGTCGGTTGCCTCGATGGCGCACGCGCTCACCAGATCCATCGGCGTTGAGCGCGCCGAGGCCTCGGGGAGGTCCTGGACGTTGCTCAACAGTGATTGTGTGGAAGAAACGCAGAGCATGCCAGCGGACAGCGTCGGGCTGATCGTTACCTCGATCCCGTTCTCCCACCAGTACGAGTACTCGCCGAGCTACAACGACTTCGGGCACACCGACGACAACGCGCACTTCTGGCGGCAGATGGACTTTCTCACACCGCAGTTGTTGCGAGTACTCCAGCCCGGGCGCGTGCTCGCGGTACACGTCAAGGATCGGATCACCCCTGGCGGGATAAATGGCTTCGGCTTTCAGACCGTCTCCAGAATCTCGGACGCCTGCGCTGATCACTTCGAGCGACACGGGTTCGCGTTCCTTGGCCGCAAGACGATCGTTACCGATGTTGTGCGGGAGAACAATCAGACCTATCGCCTTGGCTGGTCGGAGCAGTGCAAGGACGGTTCTCGAATGGGTGCCGGGTTGCCCGAATACGTGATGCTCTTCAGGAGGCCGCCAACCGATCGCTCGAACGGCTACGCCGACCTGCCTGTGGCGAAGTCGAAGGACAAATACACGCGCCCGCGCTGGCAATATGACGCGCACGGCTACATGCGATCGAGCGGCGATCGGATATTGCAACCCGAGGACCTGACCGGGTTGGCGCAGGATGCGATCTACAAAAGATTCCGGAAGTACTCGCTCGAAAACATCTATGACTTCGCGCGTGATGTAATTCTCGCCGAGCACGTTGATCGCTCTGGGTGGTTGCCTTCGACCTTCATGCTGATGCCGCCGGCGTCCTGGCATCCGGATGTCTGGACGGATGTAGCGCGCATGCGCACGCTGAACAGCAGCCAGGCATCGAAGGGCAAGGAAATGCACCTTTGCCCGTTGCAGTTCGACATCGTCGATCGGATCATTACGCAGTTCTCAATGGACGGCGAGACCGTCTTTGATCCATTCGCCGGCCTAGGCACCGTGCCTTTTTGTGCCGTGAAGCTCGGAAGGCGAGGCCTCGGCGTTGAACTGAACGCGGCCTACTACCGGGACGCGATTTGGTACTGCCAGCAGGCCGAAGCGCAGCGCGCGACGCCATCGCTTTTCGACCTGCAGGAGCTTGCCGCATGAAGCGCGCCGCGATCGCGTTCTTCTGCGGCCTGGCGCTGGTCCTTGGCACGCTCCTGGGCGTGTGCCTGGTGCTGTGGAATCTGCCGCGCTGGACGCTCGCGGCGATGCGCGAGATCTGGAAGAGCGTGTGACCGAGTCCCTCAAGCCCGGCGACCTGGTGCGCACGCCCACCGGACGCACTGCGCGGGTGGACGATCTGCGGGCCGATGGCCGGCGCGAGCTGCGCTACGTGGATCGGGATGGCGGCGAGGTGGCATTGCGCGCCGATCGCCTGACGCTCGTCGCCGCGGCGCCGCGGCGGCGCTGGACGAAGCACACGCTCGCATGAGGATGCTGCCGTACGCGAAACGCATCATGGCGCGGCGCCTCGCCGAGGACGACTACTGGCTCGCGATCGTGGCGCTTGGCTGGCTGCGCGATGCGGACATTTTGTCCGGGCATCCGGGGATCGCGCGCCTCGGCTGCCCGGCCGACGTGGATCCCGCCGGCGCGGATTGGCGAGTGATCACCGGCATGGATGTGCTCTGCGTGCCGTTTGCGCCGGCGCCAGATGCGTTCCTGCACTCGGTCTGGGCGGCGATCTGGCGCGCGCGCCCGGCCACGCTCTGGCTCGCCGATGGGCGCGGCCATGCGGGCAGGATTTACGCGACGATGCTCTGCGGCCGGATCGAGTTCGTGCAATGGTCGCCGGCGCGGGTGCGGCTGGATGCGTCCTACCGCGCCGAAGTGGAGCTGGTGCGCAGGATCGCGTTCGAGACGGGCGCAGCGCCGCTTTACTGCAATCCGGAATTTGCCGCGGCGCGCCGTTCCGGGACGGAACATGCTGCGCCGGCCTGAACCGACCGCATGCCGAGCGAACGCGAGATCGTACAGGGGATTGTTTCCGGCGCGCTCAACGACTGGCACGCCCGGTTGCGAACGAGCGAGAAGGGGAAGCTCCTGCAATGCTGGCAGAACGTGTACACGTTCCTCGGATTCCATCCGGCATGGAGCGGGGTGCTCGCGCTCGATACGTTCGCCCAGCGCGTGGTCAAGCGTAAGCCGCCGCCTTTCGAGCGCGCCGCGGTCGGCCCATGGACGCCGGACGATGACGCGGAGCTGGGGCTCTGGCTCGCCGCGCAGGACGGCGAGGACCGCTTCGTGGTCATCTCGAAGCAGACGCTCATCGATGGGATTTCGGCGAGCGCGATGCGGCACCGCTTTCACCCGGTGCGCGAATATCTGGAGGCATGCAAGCCATCCGCAAAGCCACTCATCGATTGCTGGACGACACGCTTTCTCGGCGCGCGCGCGTCGCGCTACACGGCGGCTGTGGGGCGTTATTTCCTCATGAACATGGTGACGCGCATCCTCGAGCCCGGCTGCATCATGCGCTCGGTGCCGGTGCTGGAAGCGGCGCAGGAACGCGGCAAGTCGACGGCGCTCCACGCGCTTGCGCAGCCGTGGTTCTCGGACTCGCACTTCGAACTCGCCTCGAAAGACGCGTTCGAGGTGATCCAGGGCGTGTGGCTGTATGAGATCTCGGAGATGGAGCAGTTCAGCAAGGCCGAGACGACGCGCGTGAAGCAATTTATCTCGAGCCGCGAGGACAACTACCGCCCGCCCTATGAGCGGCGGGCGCAGCGCATGCCGCGCCAAGTGTGCTTCGGCGGTACGACGAACGACCGGCAATATCTCAGGGACTGGAGCGGCAACACGCGCTTCTGGCCGTTGCGCTGCGAAGAGGAGGGCGAGATCCGCATCGAGGAATTGGCGCAGGCGCGGGACGGACTCTTCGGCGAGGCGTTTGCGTTGTGCCGGGCGCGGGCGCGGCGGCACCCGACGCGCGAAGAATCGGCGGCGCACTTCGAACCCGAGCAGGAAGCGCGCCGCCCCGAGCACCTATGGATGCCGATGGTCGCGAAGTGGCTTAATGATCCCGCGCTCGTGGTGCGCCGGAACGAGGTAATGGTCACAGAGGTGCTGTATGAGGGCCTCGGCATCAAGCCGGATCGCATGACCGCGACGATGCAGCGCGATGTGGGCCTGATCCTGACGGCCCTCGGCTGGGAGCAGGCGAGGCCTGGCGGGCACAACGGCTACCGGCCGCGCGTATATCGCAGGCCTGCGGCAGTGGGTGGCGCTGATGCTGTCGGCGCTCCCGCAATCCACGTCCCCTCGATCATCGCTCCGGGCGATATCGATCCGTCCATTGGCCGCGAACCTGGAGAAGACGATGAACTGCTGCCACTCTGAACGCAGCCTCCTGCCGCGTCCGGGTGCGTCCGGGTGCGTCCGGGTTGTGGATAAGGCACCCGGACGCGGAATCGGCGGTGCAATTCAATGCCTTACGGAACGCGTCCGGGTTGTCCAGGTGGAATCGCGCGCGCCGACGCGCGGGGGCGCGCACGTACGCGCGCGCCCCCGTGCGTTACCCGGACGCACCTGGACGCATGAGAATAATTCTCGACAAAGAGGATAAGGAGCGCCATGGGTGATCCGCGGAAACCGTGCTTGAGAGAACGGATCGGTGCAGCGGTCAACGCGCAGGACCTCGGCGAGGATATCGAGATCGAGCGCCTGAAGCACGTCGATCGTATCGGTGCCCTCGGCTGGGCAGCCGGTAAAGGGCTTAAGCCGCGCCTGTCGTCGCTTCTCTGGCGGCTACGCTACGGGATGGACAAACGCTGCCGGCACGAGGCGAGCATTGTCTTGGCCGCATGGCTCTGCAGCAAGGATGAGGTACGGAACAAATGGAACCTGAGTTCGCCCACCGAGCTGCTCGTGCGCTTCTCCACAATCGTGCTCATCGAGTGGGAGCACGAGGCCTGCGCTGCTTGCGGCGGCAAGGGTACGGTGCCGATGAATGCTGACCAGGAGAATCCGATCGGCTGGCGTTCGTACTGCAGTCATTGTCACGGTTCAGGACGGCGCGTGCTCAGCCATGGCGAGCGCGTGTCGCTCCTCGGTCTGACGTTCACAGTCTATGAGAAGCGCTGGCAGCGGCGCTTCTCTCAGGCGCATCGGTGGATGCGCGATGTTGAGTCCGTGCTGTCTGGTCATTTGCGTTTTCGGCTTTCTTAGAATAGTATGCTCGCCCAGCAGCAACGCGAGCAGGCGCAATCACCTCCGCGGCCCGAATAAGAAAAGCAAGCAGCCAGTGATACGGGGCCAGTAGCCGCGGTTGAGTCGGACGCCTTCGCTCGCTCTGGAGAATCCGAAGCCCGATCGGCGCGAGCCCTCGGGCTTCTGTATTTGTACACAGGGATCGGCATAAAGTTTTCGGGTCCTTCCTATGCTTCTCGCTTGCGGCCACCAAGACCGCGGAAAGCATTTAGTGAATGATGACCTGGGGGGTGGTCGCTCCTGGGTGGTCTATTGACCTTTGGGGTGGTCGCGATGGAAGACTGGATCGGTCTGCGGGCGTATGCCAGGCACCGTCGCGTGGCGCTCTCGGCCGTGCAGAAGGCGATTGCGACGAAGCGCGTGACGGTGATCCGGCGGAATGAACGCGGGCACGTCATCGCCATCGAGCGGCATGCGGCCGATCAGCAGTGGACGGCGAATACCGACCCGGTCGAGGCGGCGCGCAACGGCAAGCTGGAGGCGCCGCCACCGGGCGCCGCGGCACCACTGCCTGATACAGCATGTCAAGTGGACGGCGGGCTCGAGAGCCGGGCTGCTGCTGGCAATGCAATGAGCGGAGCTGCCGTGGGCGAGGTGCCTGCAGGGGTCGCTGCCGCCAGCAAAGCTAGCGCTGGCATCGAGGACCAGGGCGACTACCTGGCCGCGCGCGCGAAGCGCGAGGGCTTCCTGGCGAAGCAGGCCGAGCTCGACTACCTGGAGAAAATCGGCGTGCTCGTTGCGACCGCCGAGGTGCAGCGCGAGATGTCGGAGATCTTCACCCAGTTGAAGTCGAACGTTTTCCGGATCTCTGACCGTAAGGCGCAGATCCTGGCGGCTGAAGCCGACCCGGCGCGGGTGCACCGGCTGCTCAGCGAGGAGTTCCGGACGGTGTTTGATGAATTCTCGAATCGACTTTCAGGCGACGCTGCCGCAGGGACTGCGGAGCGCGAGGCGGCTCTGCCGTAGCATCGCGGCGCGCGCGCTCGCGCCGGAGCCCGAGCTTATGGTGTCCGTGTGGGCGGATCACCACCGGCGCCTGTCGTCGAAGGCCTCGAGCGAGCCCGGCAAGTGGGAGACCTCGCGCACGCCGTATATGCGCGAGATCATGGACGCGCTGACGCTGTCGCACCCATGCACCGACGGCGACTTCATGAAGGGCACGCAAATCGGCGGGTCGGAGGGACTCTACAACGCGATCGGCTACATCGCCGACCAGGCGCCATGCCCGGCGATGCTGGTGATGCCGACCACCGACACGGCGAAGCGCATCTCCAAGCAACGCCTGCAGCCGATGATCGACGAGACGCCGGCGCTCGCGGCGAAGTTCAGCGAGGCGCGCTCGCGCAACTCGTCGAACACCGTGTTGATGAAGGATTTCCCGGGCGGCGTGCTGGTGATCACCGGCGCGAATTCCGGCCCTGGCCTGCGCTCGATGCCGGTGCGGGTGCTGCTGCAGGACGAGATCGACGCGTATCCGGACGACGTCGACGGCGAGGGCGATCCGTGCGCGGTGGCGGCGAAGCGCACCGACACCTATTCGCGCGCGAAGCGGTTCTGCTGCTCGACGCCGAAGATTAAGGGTAAGTCGCGCATCGACCGGCGCTATCGCGCGGGCACGCAGGCGCGCTATTTCGTGCCCTGCCCGAAGTGCCGGCACGAGCAGCCGCTGCGGTGGGCGCAGATGCGCTGGGCGCTCGAGCGCCGGCGCGAGTTCATCTGCCCGGCCTGCGGCGGGATCTCGGAGATCGACCGCGGAGCCATCGGTACGCAGGCCTGCCAGCACTGCCGCGCGCAGGGCGAGCTCGGCGAGCCCACGACGCGCGAGCTCGAGACCGACGAGCTCGACCGCGTCTGGTACGAGTGCGAGGCCTGCGCTTGCGAGATCGACGAGCACCACAAGAGCTGGATGCTCGAGCATGG